GTTTTTTTTGTATTTATAAGGTGATCTTTACTGTTTGCTCAGAGCACCAGTAGATCTAAGACCAGCATCTCTTCTTTGAATAGTTGGATATGTTGTTAATCCAACTTCAAATGCATTACCATCGACAGAAGCCGAAATGGGATCAGTCGTGTCCCTAGTGATATTAAAAATCCTACCCCATACAACTTTACCGACAGGTTCAAGATAGGTTCCCGTAACGGCAATCCCAGTGATATTGGTTGCTGGATCAACTTGACATGTAATGATTCCCACTGTTCCAGAATACTGGGTATAATAAGTCTCATAGATGTTATCAAGTTTGTTGGTAGAAACTCCAATAACATTTGTTGTTCCGATACCAACAGAAACACCAGATCCGATGATAGTTGTGAGACCAGTTCCAACTCCAGTGTCAAGGATAAGAACACGATACCCTGCAAGAAGTTGCTGCCTTTCCGCAAGGGTTGGTACATCTCTCAGATCTAACTGGAAAGTAAGTCCGAGACCATCTGGTGGGAGACTCATGTGATATTGAGAACCGATGCCAGAAGAATTAAGAACATATGCTCTTTCACCATCTTCCTTGATTGTCAAGGAAATTGTTGCACCTGCACCAACACTCAAGTTGGATGTTGATCCAATACCAATTGTGGTAACATCAAATCCAGTGGTGAGATTGTATTCAAGAATCTTTTCAGCATCACCACCGAGAACAAGCATCTTCTCACCGTCAGTGCTCATAGCAAAGTCAGATGGAGCAGCATCATCTGTCAATGTTCCAGAACTAGAAGCATAAGAAATGCTTGTAATATCATAAGCAGAAGAGAGAGTGTAACTATAAAGTGCAGAGTCGGTTGGGGAAATAGTAATAACTTTAGTTCCAGTGTCAACAACTTCCAAACCTCTATGAGTTTGAGTCTGGTTAGCAATTGTTGTTGCTGTCTCAATACCAGCTGCGGTATCACTAGTCAAATCCCATGCAACGGAAAGGCTAAACTCATTGAGTTGGGTAACGAATGGTGCTTGAGCACCACGACCAAGAGTATAAAGTTTAGTGCCGTCATCACGGATGAAGAGATCATAGATGTTTTGAACCTGTGTGCTAATACCAAGTTGATTGCTGGCATTGATTGTTGCCGAATCAATCTCATATGGAGTGGAAAGAGTCCACTCTGTAATTGTTAGGGTATTTTGATCAGCAACATACAGTTTTGTTCCATCAGGTCTTAAGAAAATTCCCTGAAGATCATTCTTAGTACCATCTACAAGATTTTGACCTTTCTTGTAGTTTAACTTAGAAACATCGAAAGGATAGAACTCTTCCAGTCTTGCATATGCTGTTGTAATCCCAGTAACAACACCAGAATAACCCTGAACGTTTGTATCTAGAATTCCACTGATTCTCTCAGTTGGGACTGTGGTTGTAGATCCGATGCCAGAGGTAGAGAATCCAGAAACAATCAATCCACCAAAGTTAGTGTCTGGATCACTTACTGGATTGACACCTAAGAAGAGTGATGTATCCTCAACAAATATTTCTGTGTCAGAAGTTGTAATATCCTTAAGGATTTTTGCGGTTGGATAAATCTGTGCCTCGATAGAATCTCTTGCTTTGGAAATAAACTCACCACCAAGAATTCGGTCTACCTTTTGCTTAGTCCAAGCAATTGGTTTTGGTTCTGTGGTGCTAACACCATCTCCACGATAAAGAGAGGTTTCAACTTCACTAGAAGACGTAATGCCGATAATAGCACGATTGTATTCTTGGGAAAGGTTGGAGAAAGTGCGAAGTGCATCATTCTTTTCAATCAAAGGTGTTCTCTTCATGAAGATGTCATCACCAACCTTAATAGTTTCGGTGATATTTTTCAGGAAACTATCAGTTCCACCAGTTCCTCTATAGAAGAAAATAGAAATTCTATCTTCTGGAGCGGGTGGTTCTGCAAAGGAAACAGAAGTGCCACCTACAAACTCATATGCCACACCTGGTTCTTGAATTACCCCATTGATAAAGACCAACAGGAGGGATTCTAAGTCAATCAGAGCAGAATCTGGATCATTTTTGTCAACTTCAAAACTAATCAGTTGATCATTATATGCCAGTGGGAATCTTGTTCTGCTTCCATCTTGGAATGGTTTGACACTATCGATATAATCAAGTTCTCCAAACTGCCATGCTGCAAAAGTATCTTCAAAAGTATTATCAATTGTGATTTCAAACTCTTTGAAATCATCACCAGCAAGAGGGTCGGTAGTCATACCAACAACTCTTACAACGTCACCTCTTCTGAAGGAGTAACCTGGTTTAGTGACAGAAAACTCTTGAACTTCAAACAAGGTAGCACCAATACCAGTTCTTACAACACCACCAGCACCAACATAGGTATAAGAAACAGCGGTGGTTGCAGCACCAATGTTAATTGTAAATGTATCATCATCAATATACTGAAGAACTGTGTAGTTGTAAGTAACAGATGGTCCAGGGAAGAATGCTCCACCACCACCAACTGGAGCATATGGTTCAAACTCAACATTATTGATCTTGATAATATCACCCGTGGTATGTCCATGTCCAACAACACTAACAGTGGATAACCCAGTGATTTCATCATAGACAAAATCTACGATTGGTTGAGAGTTGTAACTGGTATTAATTCCAAGAACACCTACGGTAATAGACATACCAATACCAGTTGCTGTTGTTGCCCCAGTAGCAAGTCTAGAAACACCCTCAACAACGAGGTTATCGTAACTTGGTTCTTGAATGTTGATTGTTGGATTTGTGTATCCACTTCCAGCATTCGTAATGGTGAATGCCAGTGTTCCGCCAGCACCTACACTTGCCGTAATTTCAGCAAGTGTTCCAGTGTGACCAGATTCTGTGACAGCAATGGCAGGAGCAGTGATTGTGGAATATCCACTACCAAAATCAGCATTTGTCCACTTTGCAAAAGTTCCACCAGAACTGTATGTGTGGGCAAATGTTACAACACCGACTTGAGTTTCGAACTTAGTGTTAGAGAGGATTCTAGTAGCATAATAAGGACCAGCTGGTTTTACTTCATATGCATTTCCTGCTGTAGCACCAGCACCAGCATAGACGTGGACAATGGTGGAAACACCAACGTTAATTAAGAAAGTATTGGTTCCAGCAATACCAAGGATTGGATATCTATTGGTATTAACACCAACAGCTTTACCTTTAGAACTTCCATCTGGGAAGATGGAGTTAGTGATTCCAGTATGTGGAGTGGAACAAGCCATTCCAATATTAGAAAGATCAACCAATCTACCAATTCTAAAGTTATGAGCAGATGTCAAACCAACCGTGGCAAGACCTGTTCTATTATCATAAACAAAAGAACTGATGGTAAAGTTTACACCTTGCTCAGATGGGAACTGATAGTTGTTAGCAAATGGACCATTAGCAGGACAAGAGAACGTCATATTTTTCAGTTCAATCTTATCACCAGTGTTCAGTTCATGAGGACTAGAAGAAGTTACTGTCAGAATACCAGTTGCATTATCATATTCAGCATTAGAAATAGCATCAAAGACTCCAGTCGTTGGTACTCCAGCAATATTTGTAATTTGTCCAAGAGTAACTGTAGGTACAGCAAATGCTTTTCTCAAAGGTGCATATCCCAACCCATTAGTAGATCCGAAGGAAATGGGAACTCCACCTCTAGGAAGTTGATTTTGGTTGATATCATCAACATCAATAATTTGAGAACCACCTTCAGAAAGAATACCAGTGAATACAATACTGCTGATTCCACTGACTTCAGTAATGGTGAAATTATTATCAGTATTGTTTGGTGTAGATGGTGCTTGGAAAATACCATTAATAAAGACAACACCATTACCACCAGTGGATCCAATACCCGTTACACTATTGCCATTAGAGTTGAGTGTAAACTCAGAAGTTACACCATCAAATTGATCAGATACATCATCAAACAGAATGCTGGTGTCATAATCCTTTCTCAGATAAACTCTTCCAGAGAAGTTCGATCTTGGAATCGTCAGACCTCTACTGTCAAGATCCTCTCTACCAGCACCCTTGGGTGCCTCAGTAAAGTAAATTTTACTATCGACGATGTTGTAAGATCCTCTATAAACAGAAATATCTGCAAATTGACTATGGGACGTTGCACTAGATCCAACGAATCCACGTTCAACTTCAATAATTGGTAGAGTTCCAATAGCACCTACACCAGCAGTATTTGTAGAGCCAAGTCCAACAATAGAAACCTTCATGTATTCATTATCAACTTTAACCAGATCCGCAGGTCTTATAGAAGAAATTCCAGAAAGTTGAATAATAGTGGTTCCTGCTCCTACAGAATGCATTGTCTGCTCTGATAAAGGAGTCTTTAAGATTGGTGACTGTACAATACCATCTAAAGTAATGATTGTCTTTTCGTTCCTCTTTGCCATGGAGAAGACGTGCTTGTTACCAGAACCAAGTGCGGTGAATGTAACCGCAGTTCCAGCAGTGGCAAGAGTGGCAGCAGTAGCAACTCTAAATTGAGTGGCATTGTCTCTGATGGCATAAACCGTCTGAGGAAGACGTGCCGTTCCAATTCCAGTATCATAAACAAGAGCGGTAGCACCGACACCAATCAAATTAGACTCTGGTCTGTACTCAAGTTCTTCACCAGTTTGGAAAAAGTGCTCTAATGTGAATCTACCAGTCGTGGTGCTAAGAATACCAGATCCTGCTGGGTCAAATGTCTTAGCAAAAATATCAACATCACCATGCTGAGCAGAAAATTCAAGAATCTCTCTTTGATTGATTCCATAATAAACTGCTTGAGAGACATTTTGGTTTACATCTCCATAAGAAAGATCACCAATTCCATTGATATCACCATTGTTATCAAGATCCCTATAAATGATTTCATTAAAAGTCTGAACCTGAATATCACCACTGTAATCGGGATGGAACTTCAGATCAACACCATTAGATGAGTATTCTGCGGAGAATGTTCCAATACCATTAACATCATTTACAGAAAGATATGGATAACTGAGAACATATAAATTCTCTCTATCTTTTTGATCGTTCAGAACATATACTTGATGGACAGATTGAGTTTCACCAATACTTACCCTTACAGTAGATTTCAAAGACCCATCGGTAACACTGTTAATGCCAGTGATTACTGTTGGTGTTCCGCCAGTTACAATCTCATAATCAGATTCTAATCTACCAGTTCTTTCTGTTCCATCAGAAGTTCCAGTAAATTTAAATCTGTAAGTGCCAATACCAGCAGCAGTTGTTCCTATTCCAATGGTTTGAGTTCTCAGTCTTACATCATTAGATCCATTATTATTGTAAACAAGACTTACTACACCAGATTCAATAGAAGCAGTAAATGATCCAATGAATGGTCCAGAAAGTCCATTAAGACCAACTCTGGTATTAAATGCTGCCAACTCAGTCAAATAGGTATCAACACCGTTATGAGTAATAACCAGTTCAGTGTAGTCTACTGCATTGCTAAGTTCATCAAACACTTCCACACTAGTGTAGAAGGTGTCAGTAACAGAAGTGCTAAATCCAAGAACAGTTGTACCAACACCAGCACTTACATCTTGAGTTTTAGAAATCAGATCAACAAATCCAATGCTTTGAGATCCGATTCCAGCGGTATCATCATCAAAGAAGGTCTGAAGAAGTTTTACTTCATAGTCAGTATTGTAAATCTCATTTGGAGAGAATCTTAAAGAATATCTGTTAGTATCAGCATCAAAGAATCCATCAAGTTCACCAATTGTTTCACCAAGACCAACTTTTTCAAATACAAAGGTGTCTTCATTGTTATTAACCAAAACGAGTTCTTTAAGACCCATTTCAGCATCATTTGTAATGTCTACAAGTTGTACTAAGAACTTGTTAGTTTTTCTTGCGTCACCAAAAGAAGAAACGTCCTTAAAGGTAAGAAGTTCGTCAGAATCCTCATTAAGAAATTCACCACTAATATCATCAATCGAAACAACTCTGTTGGTCTTATTAAGAATATAATCAGTTACTTGAACATTTTGGAGTTCAATAGACTTAGATGTATTTGTGGTTGCATCCAAGTCCAAAGCAAAGTCGAAATCATTAATGGTATCGACTCTCTTAGATCCATCAAAAATATCAAGAACTAGGAATGGTTGTTCCTGTGCAGTCGTGAAGGAAGCACCAACATTTCCCTTGGGGTTGATTTGGGTATCGGCAAAGTTGCGATATCCAGTTGGGTGAACATTGTCATTAACATAACTGATAATGTCATCAAAGGATTTCTCACTCTGGATAGAGTAAGACATTCTCTGATAATAATCATTGTCACCCGTTACTTGATAATCTTCATCAAGTTTTCCAATGTCATTACTCCATCCCTTAACAAAGGTAGAAGTCGAATCAATCTCAAACCTACCAATTTTAGTAGTGATGTTTTGAATAGTACACTTAGATCCAGTAACAGATCCCGTCAGGGTATCACCATTCTTAATAGGTGTTGTTCCCGTAATATTAAGTTTACCAGTTAAAGAGTTAAAGCTACTTACAACAAGATTTGTAGATCCAGGAACTAGAGAATCATTGAGATAAAGTGATTCACCTGGTTCAAATACAGATGTCTTCTTGTTTACTACGAATTCAGGAAGATTCTCTTTCTTAATAACGTTAGCAAAAAGACCTGGGTTTGTAATGGCAATGCCTGTGTTAGTAGTAACTAAACTGCTAAGGTCATATGTCAACTGATTAGGATTAACACTGCTATTGTAAGCAGTTACAGTAAAGAACTTATATCCATAATCAGACGAATTATGTCCATCACCAGTTGTAGATGCAAGACCTATTCCCTCAACGAAAACTTCATCCCCAACCTTAAATGGTGCTGTACTGAATCCAAGAATAGGTGTAGTAACACTCAAAGTGACAATGTTATCGGTACTAGAGGCAACACTGACAACAGAAACACCGTTATCATTGTTTACTGCTACGGCACGATACACAACATCTTCTTTAAGACCAACTGGATTTCTATCAATTCTGATTCCAGCTGTCTCTACACCGTTAACTAACGTAGTTGGACTTACAGCATTTCCAGAAAGTTCTGTAGAACCTTGGAAATCAGAAACGATGCTATCAGAAGATGGGTCATAAAGAACCAAGCTTGGGGGTGTCAAATAATTTTTGCCACCACCTGTCACTGTAATAGAATCTAGAGTTTCATAGTTCTTAACAGAAAGTTCATTTGGAACTTTTGCTGTAGGTGTAAGAGTTTTATCTGATGGATAGGAGAATCCAGGAGTCAAAAGTCTTACAGATTCCAACTTACCAATAGAGTTGGAATTCAGTCTCAGTACAGCATCAGATCCATACGTAGAAGTAATACTAGAAATATTTGGAACAGACTTATATCCAATACCATTAAAGATTATTCTAACATCTTCAATAGATCCAGTAGCACTTGTCGATGTCGTTTTGTACTTTATAGAATCGCACTCAGAAGCAGAATAAGAAGACTTTTCAGCAACATCAGAAAGATTAACATCAAAAGTGGTGCTTGTTACTCCAGATACATTGTATGTTCCATTGTATTTGCTATTAGAATATCTGATTTCGTTATATCCAGATACATCTCTATCAGCAGTACTGATAAATCCACCCTTATGTAAATTGTAATAAAGAATAGATGGGAAGATTGAAGAGAATCCAACTGTTACTCCAGCACCAGTTGTTCCATTAGTTCCAAATGGTGTAATTAAGAAATTAGTTGTTTGTCCAGTGGATACGACCGCATTATTAAAATCATTATCATAGTAAACACTAAAGTTGTATCCAGAAAGACTGGAGTCTTCAAGATTAAAGACTATATCATTATTTTTAAACACTTCAAGTGGTGGATTAACCAAAGAAAGTGTTTGGGAAGTTCCACCAACAGAGGTTAAGTTTACAAAAGTTGGTGGTGAAGAAATAGCATCTTTTCTGGTTTCAGTTAGTCTAAAATTGTCTTTATCAATCGTAAAGACATAGAACGTTCCAGTTGACAGTCCACCAATGACTTCACTTGCATCATAATAGACTTTATCACCAGTTGAATATTCGTGATCGGTCTTAGTGATAGTATTAGTACTCGTGTTAATGCCAGTGGAACTAATAGCAACTGGATTAATAAGAATTCTTTCTTCTGCAACCTTAACTACTACTGTAGAAGCAGCTCCAACACCAGTGCTCAAACCAGGATTGACCATCAACTCAATAGTATTTCCATTAGTAAGTCCATGAGTTTCACCAGTGGAAACTGTTGCGGTTATCTTCTTAACATTAGCAGTTATCTGACTATTGATAGAGGCAAACTGATAATCATACAAATTAGTGTATGAAACATCTCTGAAATAAACTTGATCTCCATTAAGAACAGTTGCAATCCCAATAGTATCCTTAGAGGTTCTAATAGCATAGACCTGACTTGGCATGTAGAATACAGTTCCCGTTGGACTTGTAGAAATGCCAATAGAAGTCGTTCCGAGACCAACAGAGTAAGAGATTTGTTGGTTGGTTACAAATGGGTGATCTTCAAGGAAGATGTTCTGGGCAAGGATACCTCTCTGTGTCGTAATACCATTAAACTGATAGGATCTTGTGGTAGAAAGACCAGCAGTAATTCCAATACCAACAGATTCGAATGGATTGAAGTATACAGTATCCTCTTCCTTAGAATCGAAGTAAGGTGTTTCTAAGGAAACAGTGAACCGTTGTGGCAGATAAGAAACGGTTTCCGTTGCTGTATGTGCCACACCACCACTAGCGGTTTCTGATGGGAATCTCTGAACTCTGATGATACCATCTGCAGAGAAAACATTCAGAACACCAAATGTTTCATTAGAAACTTTCAGGGAACTTCCAATGGAAACGGGAACTGTAGAAACAGAAATGTCTGTGGTCATTCCACTAACACCAGTGGTTCCCATTCCAACTAAAAGTCTGCCATTAGGGAGATCTGTATTAATGGTATGAGAACCATCGAGATTTTGGACAAAAGTAGATAAACCAGTAACTTGAACAACGTCTTTATCATTCAGATCAAAGTTTGGACTAATAGAAAACTCTACTGTTTTATCATCTTTCCAGGTAACAATAGCATTTTCATAAACAGTCTCTGTGGAAGAAACACTAACAATGGATCTCCCACCGATTTTAGATACTTGAGCTGCAAGACCAGTTCCAACCTCAGTCTCACCGAAGTTTAAGTTGTCACCAACAGCATATCTGGCATTTCCTGTAGAAGCAACACTGATAGAATCTACAGACCCAGATCTAACAACATCAACTACAGCATCTTGAGAGAATACTTTATATGGTTCAATAGCAAAGTCATATGAAGCACCCTTTTCAGCAATTTTTTGTGGGAAGGTATTTCTAATCAGATTGGAGTTATTAAAGTCATAGTTCTGATCAATAGAAGCCGCAGGATCTACGTTCTCAGGAACACTCTTGGATCTGAAAGAATTTCCAACAAAGAATGGGAACTGTGGATTATTGTTAGAATCAATAGTGGCAAAGTATGCGTAAATTCCTTGTGGAAATTCATTGGTGATAGTATATCTTCCATTAAACTCGTCAAGATCACCAACATCAGTGAATCTGTAGTCATCAACAAAGAATCCAAGTGGGAAAGTAGTTGAGTTTGGTCTATTGGTAATGTAAGAAATGCTAGAAGTGTATCCAGATCCAACTCTCTTAGTTCCACTCTGAATGTCTTCTGGATTATTATAACCATAAGATCCGTAGATTGGGTTGCCATCATATGCCCAACCAATGATTGGTGAGTGGAATGCTCCAGTATCACCAAATGCATTTCTAAGTGTTACACCATATCCAATGGCAGTATACTCAAGACCACGATCTGGAGTTGGAGATACGACCTCTCCACCATTATCGTTAATCTTAGCAAACTTATTGACACCCAAACGTCTCACGAAACCGTTCAGGATTGCCCCAGAACCCACCGAATTAGCCTTAATGGTGGTTGTGTTCGAATCGTAGTTTAAACCCTGTGAGAGGACGACTACAGAGGTCACTACACCAGCATTGTTAATGAGTGCTCTCAGTCTAGCTCCAGATCCAGTTGTTCCTGTTCCAACAGGATTAGAGTTGACAACCAGTTCTGGTGGGGACGTATATCCAGTACCACCACTGAGAACGAATACATTGTCAATCCTTCCATTGAGGATTACTGGTCTTACTTCAGCACCACTTCCACTATTGACACTAATCTGAGGTGTTCTTTGGAAGTTCAGAATTTCTGAACCATAGTCAGTACCTTCATTGTAGAGATAAGCATCTACAATTGGTCCACGAACAACTGGAGTAGCAGTAAATGTTCCCTCTGTTTGCTGAGTTGTTACTGCTTTGATAGTTACGGTGATTTCAGGATACTTGAAGATGTGACTACCGACACCAACAGATCCAAGAGTGACATACTTGTTTCTATTGAAGTCAGTATGATTGGTTCCACCAACACCAGCATTGGCAAGTCTAAACTCTTTATCAGAAACAGTCAATACCTTGTACTGTACTGTTGTAGAAAGTCCAGAGATAGCAGTATCAAAGTATTCGTACTCTACAAAGTCACCATTAGTAAAGTTATGATTATCAAAGACAATGGTATCATTTGCTGTATTGATACCTGTTGACTGAACAATGAGTTTTCTATTAGAATATCCTTGTCCAGGGTTAAGGACATTAATTCTATCAATCTTTAGCTTCTTATTAGTAGTTCTGAACTTCATCAGTCCAGCATTATTTTCAGTAGTAATACCAATAGTATTAATTCCTAACTGAGCATCCAGTTTTGTATTATGGATTTGAATAGTACTACTGTTAATAAACTTAGAGTAGTAGATATTTCCTGTTTGAAGCGTTAAGTTCTGAATAGCATCATTGGAGGTATTTGTGGCAATACCAAGAGCAGCATTACCTAATGCATTGTAAACAATAGGATCACCAGTTTGGAAGTTATGCTGAGTATCAAAAGTAATGGTATTAGCAGAAACATCAACACCACCACCTTCAGCAAGAGTATTCGCATTAAAGAACACTTCTCTAAATTCAGATGCTAAGGTTGCGGATGCCGTAGCACCTTCACCATTACCACCAGAAACGTTAATGGAAATTACTTCTTCCAAATCAAAGTTTACTGGATCAACAAGAATATCAGTAAATGATCCCTCAACAACTGGTTGTACCAATGCGGTTGTTCCAGAAGAAATGGATGGATTGCCAACAATTACTCTTGGAGCATTAGATGCATCATAGTTTGATCCACCAGTAAACACTTCAACCCTATCAAGGGGACCGTAGAATACGGAATCATCAACCTTATAGTTTGTTACTTCAACACCATTGATAAGAATACCTGTTGTTCCAGGTTGAGTTAAATCTCTCTCACCAGTTCTAATATCTTGAGAGAGTGGGAACTTCTTAAGAAGTTTTTGTGGTTGAATAGAACCCTCTCTTTGTTCCGCAAGAATGAAGGAGTGAGGACCACTATTAGAAGGATTAAACCTTACATATGATCCTGCTGCCAAGAATGATCTAGACAGGGAAAGCTTAATCCTATTGTTATTGGGTGCTGGTTGAACCTCGACAAAGTAACTTCCCGTATTCAATCCAACAATAGGAGAAGCACCATCTAAAGGCTGGTAAAATACTTCGTCTCCACTGAAGAATGGAACAACGTCTTGGAAAGAAATCGTATCATATGAAAGCTTATTAGAGTCGTATCCCTGAATAGAACCACTTGATGTAGATGCTACGGAAATTTGAGACTCAGTTGTTACTGGTCTGATTACATAGGATGGTAAGGAGTTGGAAGCAACATATCCAAATTTATTGTCTTCGACATATGTGTTTAATACATCAGAAGAAAGAACATTGTCACCAGACGATAATGGGGCACCTAAAGAAGATGCTTTGTTGATTCTCTTTCGGATATCATAAAACCCAGCTGGATTTACTCCAGAATAATCACCAGATCCAAGTGTTACTGCATTATTTGTTAAGTTTACACCAACAACTTCAAGATTGGATGCGGCAATTGTTTGACTAGATCTTTCTACAATGTCAACGAAATCACCCTCTTTCAGACTAGATCTGTCAATTGTGGAAGAGAGATTGAAAGTAGAACCACTGAAAGAGCTTACAAAATATCTTGCAGAAGTATTGTAGATCCAGGAGTTGAAGAAGATCTTCGCATAAGAATCATCTTCCTGATCATTAGAAATAACTTGACCAAGATTTTTAACAGAGATTAATGATCCCTCTACGGAGGAAAAGATATCCTCAGATTGCTCAAAGTTACTTAAAACACCAGTGATAACAAATCTGACCTGTCTGGTCAAATCATTTTCTTCAAAAGCATATACTTCAAGATCTTGAGTGATCTCTGTTCTGGGTGTAATATCCTCTGTTAAACCAGAACATCCAATGAACTGGGTAATTGTCTTTGATGTATATGTGATAGTGTCGTCACCAATAACAAATGATCCAGACTCTGGGAATCCAATAGTTGAATCTACGGTGATTACATTAGAACCAGCAGAGTGACTGCCAATAGTAAAACTACTTCCAGGAATATTAAATTTACCTTCGATAAGACTCTCATCACCAAATCCAGTAAAGAGAGAAATCTTATAGTATGTCTGTACACCAATATCCTCAGAAGTTCCTCTAGTAAAAATCTCTACTTCGGAAATTGGTCCACTAGCAGACCCAATCTTATTCAGTGGTTGAGCATCTTGGAATAGTGTTGTGCCAGAAATAAGAGCGGGATTGCCACTGATCAGTTTAGCAACAATAACCTCTCTACGAACATATTCCGCATAAGAAGGTTTTGCTAGAAACTGTTCAAGATCGATTACTTTAGAATCTACACCATACAGAACTTTCAGAAGAATTTTGATAGATTCTTCCGTACCTTTACTCTCATATAAACTTCTAGATTCTTTAATAAAGTTATTTACGTCTAGACTAGGAGCAAGTTGCGTATTTTCTAATCCAGGTGTGTATAGTTTTTTGAGTTTGTTATAAAATTCTTTAAGAAAGAGAGCACTTAAATTCTGTACAGATACTCCCTCTGCGTGAGTTTCTGCTTCAGATTCGGAAAATACTAATTCTTCAGGATTATTGGGGGCATGATATGATGTAATGCCAGAAAATCCGCGCACACATCCTGTAAAGGAATTAGTTGTTACTCCAGTATATGTAATAATTTCATTATTTAACTTGATTAATCCATATTCTTGCGGAAATCCTTTTGTATTAGTAACAAAGATTTCTGTATCTGTTGTGGAAATTCCAGATGTCACTGTGGACATACCAGCAATCACATCTGGTGTCAGACTATCCAGTTTCAGGTACTGATCAATATTCTCAGCAATATCGACTGGACCACCAGCAAATTCTTGAGACGTGTAATAAGATCTCAGAAAATCCACAACAAGTGGATTCTCGTCTTTAATGAATTCTGGAAGTTGATTGTCTACAACTTGTTGAATCTTAACTCTGGAATCAAAGACAGAATTAGTGTTTATCATTTCCTACTTAATTGTCCGTTGGTATAACTGGATGCGACGGGGAATCCAACCCCCGAGATTTGTTCACCAGATGTAATAGTGTCTCTTGCCATATTTATGGTGCTATTGGAGATATCCAATTGCAAATACAAGTCTTTGAGACCAATTACATCATTAGACTCTGGAACTGCTTGAATCTCAATGATTTGATTTTCCTTTACCGTAGACGTAATATTAACAGTGTTGATAATGATTTCACCTTTTACATAGTCAATCGTACCAGCCGCAGGTACAATGACAACTGGACCAGAGTCAGATTCTTTTACAATTGCGATAGCACCACTCTGCATATCGGCATTTGGAACGTCTGTAAAATAGAGAAGGTCCGAAGAACCCTCTACAGTGAATCCAGTGCTCTTAATATTGTATCCCTCAGAGACCACGTGGAACTTATTTCCATAACATATCTCATACTGAGTATATTGGTTTACAAGTGCCTTCAGGTCCCTTCTAATGACCACTCTGGTAATATTTGATGTAATAGCAGTATTCGTATCATCGATGATTTTTACTGCTTTGCTGTATTTGAATCTTCCACCAAAAGTATTAAGGTCAATGGAGTCTGAATATGTGTTTAAACTTGAAATAACATCAGACTTGAGTTGTTTAGCATCAGATACTTGACTTGCATTGTAAAATACGTTTGAATAGAGTTCAATGTAAAGAAGTTTGAGGTCTTCAATTCTTTGATTCACTCCAGCAACGGAATATTGCTTCAAATCACTGAGAATTTGTGCTTTGGTAAAATCTGATAAGAAAGTACCGTTCTTTGGCTTAATACTCAATACAACGGTTCCAAATTCTGGTGGATCTAACTCTTCACCACCAACAACAGATACAGATTCCGTATCTGGGTAAATTCTTTGTACAATTGCCTCGTAATCTTTAGAAGTTACTGCTCTATACTGAGAAGAGTACAATCTAGGAGCATAATACTTTACAGATTCGATTGGTTCAATATCAGAACCGTTAGTGGCAGACTGATTTGTTGTTATAGTTACTGTATTTGTTGGTAAAAAGGTAATACCAGTGCTATTTTCCACAGAACCAGCAAAAGAGAAGACTCTGGATCCATTTCCGCGGGATCCGTCACATACAATGTAACTTACTTCAATTACAGACTCATTTTCTAGTTTTTTGCCAAAAATACCATCACCAAACAAAAGTTCATACCTTTCATCAGTTACTTCTTGAATAAGGTAAATTTCGGAAAGTGATGTTACGTTAATAATATTTTCAATCTGTCTATATTCTCTTCCTACGGTTTCCTGTGGTCCTCGAACAGTTACTCTAATGGAACTTGTATCGATTCCTGGGTTGTCTAGAATAAATCTTTGATCGATCGATCCATTGACCTGGAAGGACCTTGCAAGTAGTGTCCCCTCATAGACATCAATGTTACTAAACGATGCCCTTCTAGGTCCATTTCCGTTGACATCAGCACCAATCAAAGATGAGGTTGTGGTAATGTCTTCTGGAATAGAAAATACGACAGAACTATTGTCTACGGCACCGACACAAACCAAACCTTTGCTTAAAGTTACTGTTGGGCTTGTTCCAGTGTACTGAATATTAAAACTTATCTGAGCTTGTGCTGATTTTCTTGATCTGGGTACATATCCAATGTTTCTAGCAAGAGAAACCACATTTTCCCTCAAAGTAGCAGAGTCAATAAATGACTCATTAACTACCATATTGGAGTTAAATGCTGTAATATAAGTATTGTATGCTAGAGTATCAATAAGGACAGCAAAATTTGACCCCTCAAAGTCAAAGTCGGTAAAATTCGAGTTTGCTCTCAGATAAGACTTGATAGAAGCCTTAATCTGATCAAAATCTAAATCTGTAAACTTAGTTAATGGCATTTATCTCGTGACCTCAAGTATGAAGGAGATATTTTGTGGTGGTAAGTCTTGTCCAACGATATCAAATGCTATTGTTACCTCAAAAGTGTTATCATCAGGTCGTGGTAGGACAACGACATTCAAATTACCGACTCTAGGTTCATAATTTATGATAGTTTCTTCAATTTGATTCGCAATAATGCTAGCAGTACCATAATCGCAAAAATCAAATAGAGTATCTCTGACATCCGAACCCAAAAATGGGTTAAAAAACCTCTCCGTGGGGATAGTTTCTACTAAATTCCGCACCGAACGTGCTATTGCACGCTCATTTACAAGCACGGGGAGGTCTTTTGTAATTGGATGGGGCATAAAGGACAAAGAAATGTCCTTAAATGCCCTTGATACTTTGGTTGAAGCCATGAAAAGGCATGATTTTAGACCGTAAACCTATTTATTAGGTTTTCCATAACTTGGTTCAGTTCCATATTCCCAATCATCATAGTCTTCGTCGTTACGAATCTCTTCATGAAGCACAGTTTGACGTTTTAGGTCATGAACATGGTCCCCAACGACCTCTCTCAACAGGTTATCTTCTTGTTTTTTCATAGGTTTAGTCCAGTAATCGGTGATCAAGCCCCTTGTACCCCACATTGACTCCATATAATCGGGATCTCTGTCTGGATAAGGTTGTCTTGTCATCTGTTTTCTCCTAAAAAGGGTGAACAGAACTTTTTACGGGGTTGCTATCCCGTTTTTTTGACAATATTTTGATCTTCACCAAGTATTTCAGTCACCATTTCATCACTCCAGTGATCATAATACCCAGATTTTGATAAAATTTTCCTAGACTCTTGTAATTTCTTCTTTTTTTGGCATAAAACAAGGTTGTACTTACCATTATTTGTCTTAATTCCATTAATATGGAAGTCAGTATAGGCACAATCCTCTAAAAATATGTAGTCAGTGTATTTTTTATCGTAAAAATCGCACCAAAATTGAATCGCATCAACACTTAGGTAATCCTCGACAACAAAAATGACGACATCACACCCATTTACAGGCATGATATCGTCAATATTGGAGTGAATTATCTTATAGGTTGCTGTAGAGGAGAAAGGGCAGACCGAAAAATTGCCTAACTCAGGTCGGATTGTAGAAATATTCTTAATCCAACGTTTAATGTGCTCCTCTACATCATTCATCAACCCTTACCTTGACCCCGATACTTCTTACGTGCCGAGTTACGAGACGTTGCGGCGTATTTAGTATTCTTAGAGTTACCCTGACGGGTGCATTTTGGCTTACCAGGCTCAAACTTGATTCCAGAGATGCCGATTTTGCTACGTACTGCCATTGTCCTCAATAGTTTCAAAAGAGATTTCAGAGGGGTCTGGAACACCAGTGCTATAGTAAGACTGTGCCAGACTCTCCATTTCGTCGAAAAATTGCTCCTCAGGTAAATTGCTGAGGAGCACAGAACCCCGACACATGATATTATACAACGTCCGAGGTGCTTTTGTCATCAGATCACACGAGTTTTCTCGTGACCGACACGAATGCGAGGATCGCACACGATCTCATAACCTGCATCAATGGCATCCAGACAGAATGACACGTCCTCACCACACATGTCCTGAACTTCACCACTATTGAAACGTTGCATCTTAGGAGCAAACCAGGGATACTCGATCTTGGGATTCTCAAACACACCGTGCTTGATCAGAACCCAACCGAAACCAGTGTAATCAACGGTGAAAGGTTTACGACGTTTTGACATGGTATCACCAGTTTCATGGTTCATGACACCACCGTTGTTCTTGAAGTCATCTTCTTCAAGCCAGTGAGCAACGGAAGTAGTCGTGCCATCTTCCGTCAGATACCAACCACAGGCAATCTCGGTATCCATCAGAACGAGTTGATAGAACTTCTCAGTATTGAAGACAATATCCGAGTCAATCCAAAGTTGGTAATCATACTTCAGTTTCCCATCCCAGGGAATCTGATTGGGACCACGAAGAACGTTTGCACCGAGACACTTACAACGGGCAAAGTTCACCATGGAACTATAGTCTTGAGAGATTTGAATCTGAGCACCAGCTCCGACCAAATCAAAACACAACTGAGTGAATGATTTCAGGAATTGATAGGAACATCCACGACCAGGCATACAGAAGACAATAGACTTGCCCCTGATCATTTCTTTTGCCTTTTCGTAGTCCCATTCACCCTGTTGTGCAGCGGGCTTTTCTGGTGCTTTTGCTTTTACTGTGAATCCTTTAGCCATAACCTAGAAAATGTACGTCAGTATTCTAACAGATTATATATCTCCCGTCAAATCATTGATATCTGATACAGGGTAACAAAGCAACGTTCCTAGGACGAGTTTCACTACCAAAGTTACCAGTACTACCAGAAGTCGTGGTTTGTTGGTTGAATGATGTATTATCTTCTCTACTACCACTCTGGTTCTGTTCTGGTCCACTACCAGGATAAATCGCACCACGTCCGTGAGAGTGTAATTCTAACTGGTGATCCTGGAATGTACCAAATGTTCTACCACTATCGGTTCCTTTACCACCGTCCCATCCACGAATAAACTCACCTCTTAAATCTGGTAAGTTAAAACTACCACCACTTCCACCAAACGTATACTGAGTCACATTAAACAACTGTGCATATTCTCCAGTGTCTAATGCAGTACCGTCACAGACCAAATAGTTTGCTGGTGGTGTACTCGCAGCAAAATAATGAACAGATCCAATAGGTACACCACTATCAGATGATCCACCACTGGCAGCAGCTCCACCAGCTTGGAGTGTTCCATATATCGTACCTGTTACCCATAGATCACCCTCGACTACCTTTGGGGGTGCTCCTTGAAAACTTTGTAATTCAGGCATCGGTCGGTTTCCTCAGAATAAGACAATTATCCTCTTCATCAATAATCCATTCTAAAGTATCTCCTTCTTCCCATCCAAGATCTAACATCATCCATTCGGGAATAACCACCATAGGATCCCCTGTAGCAGGATCGACCTCTACGGGCACAATTTCATGTCCGAAATTTTTTTCCATCAACATAGAACCTCACACCGTTTTTATATATGGGAAAAAATTTTTTAAATCACTTGGAATCACGATAGCTCTCTCGATTTGGGTCGTTTATAGATTAGGAGGGACCCAAACATTATAAAACCCCCCATCGCAGGCACGAGGGCACAACGCAAGGGGGGAACATACTGCCA